TGTTAATAATCAGATTCCAATAGAGAAAGTTCTTAAAAAACCTGATAAACCGAGTAGTGTTAATACTTTTCAAAATGAGGCGATTCTGGATGATGGTTTGCCGTATGTCATTACCTTTTAAATATCGTATTGTTTTTATTACTTATTTTTATTATTTAAGAATATAGATTTATTTATTTTTATTCCAAATTTTTATTCTGTTTGATGTTTTTATATGATTTTGAAAAAAAAATGAAAAAAATCTGATTCTGCAGAAAAAAAACATTATTTTTTCTGTGTTTCTATTTGTGAATTGAGAACGAAATTATAATTTTATTTCAAATCGGGGCATAAAAGCAGCCTAAAGCATCCTAAACCGAAAATATTCCAAAAAATAGCATAAAAACTAGAGAAATAAAAACGTTTTATTTTCTGAACATTGAAAAATATTTAGAAAATTTTCTGAAGATTATTCTAGGTCATCAAGTTCCCCAAATAATTCTTCATTAATTTCATATTTTAAAGTTATTGCAGGTTGTGTATCTCTGTATATTTTTATACCCTTCATATTTGAAATTGTAGGGACATAATCGGGGATTGTCATTATCCTTTTAATAGTCGTATAACTAGTCCTAAAATCTCGCATAATCTCCTTATGTGTGAAATAATATTTACTTAAAACTACTTCGCCCAAATCATCCAGAATATCCACTCGATAATGGTAGTTACTAATATTAAGACTCTCTCCTTTAATTCTCCCCATTATTGAATATAATCGTATGTATAATAATAAATATTTATATATATTATTATAACATTATTTTTAAAATACTTTTAAAAAACTAATACCATAGGTAAGATTGACCTTCGTCAAAAAAGCAGGTATGGCTTAACCACTCATAAAAATTCTCATCTTCGGGCATTTCATGCGATACGGTATAATCCATATTTAACATTTTTTTTAATTGGTGTAATTCCGTATTAACTCCGCTCCTTAATTCTTTTAATGCGTCATACATTTCTAGCTCACGGGTATAATCATTTATTTTATTAATGATTTCAGGGGGTAAATTAGGCAATAGCATTTTAAAGATACTTTATAATAAAAAAGATTGAAAAAGGTTTAAATGGTTTTAATGTGTTTATATTTTGGTCTAGATAAATTACAATCTCGACACAACGGGCGGAGAGTTGCGTTTTCTTTATGGTATTTAGCCCATTGTTTTCTAAATTCTAAATCCTTATATTTAAATACGGCTTGATGTGTATTAGGACAATCATCGAATTTTTCAGGTATTGTTAATCTAGTTGAATTTATAAAATCCTCTCTTATTTTTTGAAAATGTATGATATGGTCGATATGTATATTATTTTTAGATTGACATAATTCGCATATTAATTTATCGCTGTTTTTACTTCTATATTCGCATATTTGATAATTAATAGAATTCCGTAAGGCACTAATTAAATTATGGTTACTATTTCTAGGTTTAAATTGACAGACATATTTCCAAGATATATCTATCTTTGTATTATCTATCCTATTAATATATAATGCTATATTATTATAATTATTGAGTTTGATTATAAAAGAATCTATACCAGCCCCTACTTTTTCATCTCGGTCAGTATGCATTTCAACCATACATAATAGATAATTAAATAGTTTGTCATTCTTTGTAATAATTCTACCTAGATTATTTTTTAAAATATTTCTTGTATAATTTACCGCTTCGGTCTTTGTTTTAAATCCAATCTCTCCAATCTGATATTTAGACATATTTATTTAAGTCTGTTTAATAATAGAAAATATAAAAAAAAAACAAATTAAACGTAAAAAGTATTTACTGAAGATTTTCAGTATTTTCTTCTTCTTCATTATTATCCTCCTCGTTAAACTTGATACCTATTAAATATCCTTTTCGCCCATCTCGCATTTTATCCTTCTCGTATTTAATACCTTTAGATTTTAGATTTTTTAATAATTCTCTCCAACTTAAATTCTGCTTATTTAGTTTCTCTTTAAAAATCTTAAGGGCGTCGTCTTTATGAGTTAGCCCTGTTTCTTCTAAAATATAATTAGTATTTATTATCTGTTGATATTCATCATAATCCGAAGCAATATTTTTAAAGGCGTCTTTATTAGCCTCAGGAGGTTTAAAATCTTCGTCATATGATTCGATTAATAATTTTAAATATGCGTTTTTATATTTGTCATTATAAAACCTCTTTTCGTAATCTTTAATTTTTGCATATTCATTTTTTTCGATATTATCCTCTTCGATATCTAAAAACTGACTAGTGTAATTTTGAACCATACCACGACGCATTATACCCTTATCTACTATCTCAAAATTAAAATCATAATTAGAGCACGTTGAAAGTTTAGCCTGTATCCTTTTACTTTCACTATAACCATACATAATTTCGCAATTTATATTTTTTCCATCCACGAAATCCTTTAAAAAATCTCCATCTAATTTATTGCTATCTAATTCTTCACAATATGCGAACCGTATAGGGAGATTTAATAATTGCCTAATCTGTTTATGTCTTTTATCAGCACTTGTTTCGCTAAATGTTTTATTACTTAATTTATGACTGTAAATTTTAAAGCATTCCTCGTGTATAGAGAATTCTGTCGATTTACCATTTGAAGCAGAATAGCCAATATTCATTTTAAAAACTTGTTTATTAGTTGTCCCTGTCAGATTATAAGCCATCCATTGTAGAGTGAATTTTTTCTGTGTTTCATCTGGTTGAATCTTATTAAAAAAATCATTAACGTCGTTATATATTTCTTCATCTACATTATCATTATATTCCCAATCTAAAAAACACGTTACGAAATCGTCTTTTACTCTTTTTCTAAATACTTTATTATTTAATTCATAAACCCCATTTTTAAAATGGATGTTGTATATTTGCTCTTCTCCTAGATTAAAAATTATTTGTTTATCTAAAAAAATTAATTCTTGTATAACAAATGCCGTAATACCCTCTATACCGCTCTTTTTACTGATTTTATTGATTATTTTATCTAATGCACTATTTTTAAATAAGTAACTCAATTTTTTATTATCGTCAGTATCATCTAGTGCAGGCCGTGTTTTTTGATGTTCTATTTTTAACTCTATAATATAATCCTTTAAAACTACTCTAATTAATCGCTTCAATTTGTTATTCTTATCATCGTCTATCTCCCAACTGTTATTTTTACTATTAAATATGTGAATTTGATTATTTGAATATACTACGTTTTGCTCTTCTAACATAATAAACATATTACTAAGATTATCGTCAGTTGTTGATAAATTACTACTTGATTCTAAATTTAATTTAGCAAATCCTACAGGGTTAAATTGTTTAGCGAAATAATATAATGTCCCCTTGGTGTTAGTTTTTTGGCCATCATAATTCCAAATATAATCAAAATGTTCCTGAGTGTGTCTAGGAGATTTTTTACTCCATTCTAGAGCCATATTATAATTTTCTTTATTATCATTTTTCAAGGAATAAATAATTTTAAGCCATGTATTATAATCAATACCTAGGGATATAGTATTATCAATAATATTTAAATATTTTTTTAGTTCTGAATTTTCTCTTGGATTACTTATAACTTCTTCACTAAATCCGCTATCTGTAGAGCAGCTAGAATTATTAGATTTTTTTCTTGCTGCTTTTGGTTTGGTTTTAGGTTTGGTTTTAGGTTTGGTTTTAGGTTCGTCTTTTGGTTCGTCTTTATTTTCTTCTATCTTAGGATAGTTATCAAAATATTGCATATCTTCGCTAATGTTATTTATTAATGTTGTATCAAATTCGAAGACATTAGTATATATTAAATCTAAACTAGGTTTATAATTTGTCATTGTTGTATTATTATCATTTTTATTTTTTAATCTCCAAATATGAGGGAGTTTTTTTCGTGTTGAGATGCTGTTCCATTTAAGACCATATTCCTCAATGTATTTATTACATAAATCGCTTTCTGTTGCGTCGATGTCTATAATCATATATTTGGAATTGGTTAGATTGATATTTAAACAGTTGTTATTCGATGAATCATTTTTTTTATTGTATTCCATACACTTTTTAAAATCCCAGTTCATCCAGTTTAATTCAGGAAGTTTTAAGGGATTAGCAGGAAGTCCTAAGGTTTTTTTTTCTACTTCCCCCTTATCATTTTTTTTTAAATATAAATGGAAATGGATAAAAGGGATTTTGTTTTTTCTGCAAAAATCGAAGACGGAAATTGAAGACATTTTTAAAAGAAGTTTGTTTATTTATATTATTAAAATATTTTTTTCTTAAATTATTAAACGAATTAGAATTCAATTTATTTAATTTTTTCTTCATTTTCTGAGGTTTTTTTTCTTTTTTTTGAAATATTTCGCTATTTAGCAAAATCAAAGCGAAATGAAAGCGGAGAGCGAAATGGAGGAGGGGCGGGGGTATCAGGTTAATGAGGCTAAACGGTTTTTTTGCAATTTCGCCATTTCGCTATTTCGCTCTTCCGCTGTGTTTCTGGAAACTATTTTATAAATGAATAATAAGGGAAAAAATATATAATACTTTTCTCTTTTTTAGAGCGAAATAGCGAAAAAAAGAATAATAAGAAACTAAAACACCTTTAAAAAATACTTTTCTACCCTTCTAAGTCATTTCGCTTTTACATTTTTAGAGAGCGAAATCAGCAAAATAAAAGCGAAATGGAAAGCGAAAAGCGAAATGAAAGCGAAATAAAAGAGCAAAAATTGAAAAAAAGGCAAAAAGGAAAGTGAAACAAAAAAATATAGACTAAAAAATAAAACGTTATAAGTTTAATTCATTTAAAAAATATCTCTACATTATAATATAGAACTTAATATTTAAAAATCTTAAAATACAATGGGTAAAACAACAAACCAGAAAACATTTAAATTTATGGTAGATGAATATACAACAGGGGAAAAAACTCAAATAATAAAACAGTCAAAATTTAGAACCTGTCAGGAATTAATGGAATCTTATACCATTACTAAATCTGCAATCTATTTTTTAATTAATAATAAATATGTCAGGAAACACGATACATTAAATATTTTTAGAATCTGCGAGCCTGCTCTAGTAACATCTCTCGCCCCTAGTGTTACATATGCTATTTAATTTCTTTATCTTTTCTTAATCTTTTCTTTTATATTTTGTTTAATCAATCAATAAAACCATCGAAGCCTGACCTATCATTTTAAGAGGTGTATAATCTGGGCCGACTACTCTCAGTCTTATATTT